GCGCCAGTCGGCCACGGTCCACAAGAAGGAGGCCTGATGGCCAAGAAGCAGCCCGCCTGGCAGATCCGGGGCATGGACGGCCCCCCGCCGATCGTCAACGGCTACCACGACTACGGCACGGTCTACACGGCCGACCAGGGCCCGCAGCGCGAGAGCTGGCGACACAGCTGGGACACCGCCACCTGGTCCTGGATGTACTGGGGCAAGAAGGTCCGCCGGGACATCGAGGCGGCCCGCGCTGAGGGTGTCAGCCGGTCGCTGACGACCTGCGTGCTGGAGGCCCTGGTGCTGGCCCTGGTGCGGCTGGCGCACTGGGCGCATCGCCCGAAGGGCTGAGAGGACCAGCGCAGCGCTACAGTCGGCAGCTATTCTTGCCGGTGTCAACAACTAGAACTGAGAGAGGAGGACCCCGATGGGATACGAAGTCTTCACCGAGCACCCCGAGAGCGAGAGCCGCCGGGCTGAGAACTTCAACGCCTGGATGTTCTGGTCGGAGAAGAACGCCCCGTGGTCAGGGGTCTCCGTGCCGGACGTAGCCGCGATGATCAAGGTGGTCTGCCCGGAGCCCGACATGGGGCCCGTGTGCGAGAAGCTGGACAACGGCGGGACGCTGACCCCGGAGGAGGTCTCCCAGACGCTCCAGCGGGCAGCTGGGGCGATGACGGACACCCTGCGGCGCATCTTCGAGACGGCCGCCGAGAACCGCTACCCGGTCCGCGTGAAGTTCTCTGAGGGCGCCTTCGCGGGCGTTAGGGCCTCGGCGTACTTGGAGAACGCCGGATCGGCCTGAGCGCACTGGCTCAGCACGTCCCGCACCAGCTGCGGCATGAGGAGCACCGCACGAGACTCGGTCAGGGCCTCGGCGGTGCTTTCTGCTGTCATGGCCGGGATCGCCCGGTACCTCGTGGTCTCCAGCCGGACCTGCGGGTCGATCGGCGGGGTGAGGTCGGGCTGGCAGTCCAGGCAGGGCACCCGGCGGACGATGTCCTCGCCGAACTCGGCTGCGCTCTCCCAGGCCACCATGCGGTGGTTGACACGGGCGCAGGCCGGGTGGTGCGCGACGGTGGAGCGCCCGATCTTGGAGATCAGGTAGGTGCCGTCCTCCAGCCGGTAGACGACCAGCTCGCTCCAGCGCGGGGCGGAGCCCCGCTGGGAGGTGGCCGCGCCGATCACGGCGGCTCGGAAGCGCAGCACGCGCGAGCCGTTCCGGACCGTGCGCAGGCCAACCTCACCCATCGCTGCTGTCGTCTCCGTCCTTCTTGGCCTGGTAGAGGCTCGTGCCGGGCCCGTTGGCCGGTCCGCCACTGGGGCGGTGCCGGAGCACCAGGCCGCGCGCGGTGAGCGCCTTCAGACGGCTGGCGACCCGCTGGGTCGTCGCCTCGGGGAACTGCTCCTGCACGGCCCGCGCGATCTCCACGGGGCGCATGGGCTCCTGCGCGATCTCCAGGATCCGGGCGTCCAGCGGCATGACCGGGCGACGGCCGGATGCAGTCCGCGCCGGTGGCTCCCGCAACACGATGCTCGTCGTCATAGCACGAGTATAGGTTCGGGGATCAACATCTGAGGGTCGCCACGCCCCCTTACGGGGCAACAGGCGCCGGTGCCGCACCGATCCGCACCATCGCGCAGGGCGCGGTGTCGATCGCCGCGACCATCGTCGCCTGGTGCATGACCTTGTTCTGGCGCGTCGAGCGGACGATGTCCTCGTCGTTGACCGCGCTGAGCGTGATCTCGATCGGGCCGGTCCAGAACGCCACGGGCACCGCCGTGAGGTCGGGGATGTCGGTGTAGCCCTCGGAGATGACCACCGGGTCGCCCCAGACGGTCCGGTCGTCGCCGGAGGTCGGGTCCAGCTGGATGACCCCGGCGTCCTTCAGCGCGAGCGCGGCGCCCGGGTTGACATGCAGGATCGGCGCCAGGTTGAAGGTCTTGGCGAAGAACGCCGACCGCGCGTCGGTGACCGCCTTCTGCACGGCCGCCTTGTCGGTCAGCGCCGGGGCGGGGATCTCCTGCACGTCCGGGTTGCCGATCCAGGTGTCGCCGTCCGCCTGCTGGATGAGCAGGCCGCGCGCCACGGGGATCTCGGCCGCCTCGCGCAGCGCCGTCTTCAGCCAGTCGGCGTCGTCGTCCTGGCTGGCCCGCACGTTGCGCACCAGCGCGGCGACGATGCCGAAGGGGATGACCCGGTAGCCGCAGTCGGTGTCGGTGTGGTCCAGGTCGGTGGAGTCCCCCACCACGTCGGTGGCCTCGGCCACGTCGCAGTGCTGGAGGTAGACGACCACGTTGCCGCAGCCGCGCTCCTCGCTGTCCCAGCCCCGCGTCCAGTCGCCGGTACCGGTCTTGACCTCGGCGGCGTCGAGCAGCTTCACCGGTGTTCTCCTTCAGGTTGGTCGGCCTTCGCCGCACAGTGCGTGATCAGGGTGTCACAGAGTGGTGAACCGGAGGGACCCGGAGAGGTCCAGAACGGCGTCGAACTGCTGCGATCTGGCGGCCACGCCCTTGGCCGCGCCGGACAGCAGATCGCGGCCCCAGGCCAGCGGCAGCGGCACCCAGGTGGCGATGCCCGGGGTCAGGCTGAGCGGCAGCGGGCCCGCGTAGGCGTCCAGGGGCGCCGTCGTGCCCGTGTTGCGGTGCAGGACCAGCTCCGGGATGCCCGAGATCAGCGTCAGCTCGATCTCCACCCGGCTCAGCGCCTCGTCGGCCCAGGACGCGAAGTCGGTCGGGTCGTAGAACCACACGCCCGAGGACTGGAAGTCCCTGGACTGCGTGAGCACGCCGGTGGCCGACGGTGCCCATACCCCAGCCGGGGTGGCCGGGTTGACCCGCCAGTCGGCCAGCACGGTCGGGTCCACCCCGAAGGTGATCTGGTCCGGCTCGGTGCCGGACGCGGCCGGGAGCACCGGGGCGCCCAGCGCGAGCATCCCGAACTCCGCCTGGTTGAGCAGGAAGACCTCCTCGCCGACCGAGGGGATCCAGGCTCCCTTCAGGTAGGTGATGTCGCCGACCTCGTCGCCGTTGATCAGCACGGTCAGCGCGCCGGTTGACACGGCGGTGATCCGGCCGCGCACCAGGGTGGCGCCCTCGCTGCCGAGTCGGGCCAGCACGCCCGCGAGCTTGTCCGACATCAGGCGACCTCCTCCTCGGCGGGCTCGGCCAGGCCGTCGGAGAGCACGTCGGCGCTCCAGGTGCCCGAGCCCAGCGGCAGGGAGGTCTTCTGGAGCAGGTAGACGGTGGAGGCGTTGCCGAACTCGTCGGAGGTGCCCACGGCGTCCCCGGCCTCCAGCATCGGCAGCGGCCCGGCGGACAGGCTCATCTTCCAGGTGGCGGCCAGGCTGGCGGCCAGCTTGCGCTGGGCGTAGGCCACGCACTGCTCGTCCTTGTTGAAGAACTGCGAGCTGTAGTAGCCCACGTTCTTGCCGAACGGCTCGCCGTAGAAGGTCTTGCTCGTCGGGTCGGTGTCGGCGGCGAAGCCCCAGACGGCCGGAGTCTCGGCGTCGGAGGACTGGCCGGAGACCGACCAGGCGTTGAAGACGCCCTCGCGGCTCTTGGAGCGGGTCTGGTCGATCAGCACACCCGAGGGCCCGGCGGTGAGCTGGAAGACCGGCACGAGGTTGGTCAGGTCCGGCTGGTCCACGATGTAGAAGCGCCCGTCGTGGCCGCAGTAGACCTCGGCGATGATCGAGTTGGCCAGCGCGGTGATGGCGTCCCAGCGCTCCTTCTCCCACGCGCCGGTGGCGGTGACCTTCCGGTCGTAGCTGCACAGCGCGACGACCTCGATGCCCGGGATCGACTCCTGGATCAGCGCGGTGATCGTGTCAACCGTGCTGGCGCCACGCGGCGGCGTGCGCGGCCGGATGAACCGGTCGTCAATGACCAGCTGCTCCAGGCCCTTCAGGGTCACCGTCAGCGCGCCGCGCGCGCTCCGGCCGAAGTCGCCGACCAGATACTCGCCCACCTGGACGGCCTCGCGGGTGCCGATCGACTCCACCCCGCGCCGCAGCCGCACCCGGGTGCCGTACACGTCCAGCGGCAGGTTCTCCCAGGGCGCGATCCCGAGGCTGACCCCGGCGCTGTAGCGGGTGTTGCTGCTCCGGTCGGTGGTCACCGTGCCGTCGGTGATGTTCACGTTGGCCGCGACGATCGTCCCCCGGAAGACGATGTCCATCTCGGTGAACATCGTCCGGGAGAACTGCATGGACTCCTGGAACAGCGTGCTGGTGGGGATCATGCAGCCACCGCTCCGGAGGCCGCGATCAGGCCCGAGGGGCGCTCCACCTTGACCCAGGGCACGGTCCACAGCCGCTCCGGCGCCCAGGCGACCGCCTCGCTCGGCCGGACGGCCTTGGTGTCCCCGATGGCGACGTACCAGCTGGTCTCGGGGAAGCGCGGGTCCGGGTTGCGCCAGAACAGGATCCGGCCGGTGGCGAACAGCTGCTCGGCGTTGGCCGCCTCCTCCAGCGTGCGCGTCATCAGCGTCAGCTCGCCCGAGGGCCACGAGCGGACCTGGCTGACCGCGACCTGCGCGGCCTTGCCCAGGATGCTGTAGAGGTCCTGCCGGGCGGCCCAGGACAGCTCGCCGATGGCCAGCAGCTCGAACCACTGACCCATGTCCGGCGCCACCGGGTCGGCGAAGTGCACCGGCAGCTGGTAAGGCAGGTCGGCGACCGCCGGGCGGCCCAGGGTCAGGCTGGTGGTCGTGGTGATGATGGTCGGCCCGTTGAACACCGACACGCTGTTGTTGTCGGTGCCGTTCCAGCTGAAGTCGGCGTCGGCGGTGGCCGGGGTCCAGTCGTAGCCGGGCACCAGGTTGGCCGCCGGGTTGGCCGGGACGGCGGTGTCGCCGTCCATGTAGAGCAGCGCCCCGGCACCCATCTCCGACTCCGGGGTGACCATGACCGTGGACAGCCACCAGTCGGTCGCGTACTCCCGCGACAGCGTGCCGTGGAAGAAGATCACCCGGGATCCGGCCGGGACCCCGGCGGGCACGTCCATCCAGGCCGAGAAGGTGCGCCACTGGGCGCCGTTGTCGGCCGCCACGCCCAGCAGCTGGATCGGCGTGGTCAGCAGGGTGGTGCCGGTAGGCCCGACGATCGCGCCCCAGAGCGTGGCGTAGGGCGCGTTCTCGGCCTCCGAGGACTTGGACTTGACCTGCTGCCAGGTGCCCAGCGCCTTGACCTGGGCCCAGGTGCCGACCGCCTTCACGTCCTCCCAGAGCCACAGGTCCGGGGAGTCGTAACGCATCTGCCCGGTGACGAACCAGCGGCCCGTGGTGAGGCCGCTGGGGGCGGTGGCGGCCAGCATCCGGTCGGCGACGGTGCCGGTGGTCGCCCCGGCGGGATAGGCGCTGACCCGCAGCGAGGTGGTCGCGTCGCGCGACGGGGCCATCTCCGGCCGAGTCTCCTGCGTGATCGTGCGGTTGGGCCCGGTCGTCCAGTTGTTGGTGTTCGTCTTGGCCTTGGGGTTCAGCACCCGGTTGGACTGGATGAACGTGCTGTCCACCGCGATGGTCGCGCGGTAGAGCAGCGGCACGCCGAAGGCGGGCTCGGGGTCCTCGCGGACGAACCCGGCGGTTGACACGGCGCTCTCGCCGTTGCGGACCACCTGGACCAGGCCGCGCTCGGCGCGGGTGAGCGTCAGCTGCCCGCTGGGCACGCCTGCGGTCGCGCTGACGATGACGGAGCCCTTCAGCGGGTCCGCCGTGGCGGTGAGCACCTTGGCCATGTCTCAGCCCTTCGTTCCGGTCAGCACGCGGTCGGCCAGGCCGTCCTGCTTCTCCTCGACCACCACGTCCACCAGCTCGATCAGCTCGCGGGTGCCCAGGTAGACGTTCACGGTGTGCTCGCCCGAGCCACCGGCCAGGAACTCGATCAGCGCGCGGTCGCGCTTGGACAGGCCCTGGGGGTCCAGCGGCTCGACGCGCTCGGGGCGCCCGGCCTCGGCGATCATCGCCAGCGTGCCGCCGCCGCGCGGGGACACGACACCGCCCTTGGCCAGGCGGGGGATGGTCGGGATGGTCGGGATGTCCGGGCCGGGCAGCTTGTTCGCCGCGCCGATGGCCCAGTTGATGCCGCCGATGACCGTGTTCACGGCGCCGATCACGGCGTTCAGGGCGCCCTTCAGGCCGGACACGATGCCGGAGCCGACCGACTCCAGGCCGCCCCAGATGTTGGTGATGATGCCGCCGATGCGGGACAGCGCGCCCTGGACGAAGTTGACGACGTTGTTCCAGACCGACTGGATGATTCCCCAGACGGCGTTCATGGCTCCGCTGATCGCGCTGGTGATGTTGTTCCAGCTCTGCGTGACCCGGCTGACGATCGCGCCGACGACGGAGCTGATGAAGCTGGAGACGTTGTTCCAGATCGAGGAGATGACGCTCCAGATCGCGCTCAGGGCGCCGCTGATCGCGCTGGTGATGCCGTTCCAGGCGGACTTGATGAAGTCCCAGATGCCCTGGATGATCGGCTTCAGGAAGCCCCAGATGGCGTTCCAGATGCTGGTGATCACGGCCTTCGCGGCGTTGACCGCATCCGAGATCGCGTCGGTGATCCCCTTCCAGACCGTCTTGATGAAGTTCCAGATGGCGTTCATGACGCCGGTGATGAAGCTGGAGACCGCGTTCCAGACGGTTGACACGACGCTGAAGATCGCGTCGAGGGCTGCCGAGATCGCCGCGATCAGGGCTTCCCAGATCAGGATGACCAGGCCGTAGAAGACCCGGATCGGCAGCATCAGCAGCGGCCAGATGCGCGACCAGATCTCCATGATGATGTTCATGGCGACCTCGATCACGGTCTTGATCGCCTCGAAGACCATGACGATGAAGTCCCAGATCGTCTGGAGCACCGTCGAGATGACGGTCCAGATCGCCTGGAAGATCGTGGAGACGATCGTCCAGACCAGGTTCAGGTACGTCGAGATGACGGTCCAGACGGTCGTGAAGACCGTCGTTACGAACGCGACCACGGCGCCGAAGGCCGTGGAGATCGCGGTCCAGATGCCCTGCGCGGCGGTCTGGATGAACGTCCAGGCGGTCTGGAGGGCCTGGATGACCCAGTTGAAGGCGGCCACGATGCCGTCGATGGCCGCCGAGATCGCGGTCTTGATGCCCTCCCAGATCGCGGACAGGATCGCCCGGCCGGTCTCGGTCTGGGTCAGGAACCAGATCAGCGCGGCGACCACCGCAGCGATGGCTACCGGGATGCCACCGAAGACGATGGCCAGGATCCGGATGATCAGGATGACCGGCTGGATGGCGCTCCACAGGAAGCCCAGCACCGAGACGACCATGCCGACGGTCTTGGCCAGCACCGCCAGACCGGCGACCCAGCCCAGCAGCTCGCCCACGCCGGGGATGGCCAGGACCTGGGCGATGATCGCCAGCAGGTTGGCGAAGGCGCTGGACAGGATGCCGAGCACGCCGCTGTTGGCCAGGTTGGTGATGATGTCGGCGAAGGACTGGAAGGCGTCCAGCAGCTTGGGCCCGGCCGCCTCCTTGATGGCGTTGAACATCTGCGCGATCGGCGGGCCGAGGGAGCGCAGCGTCTCCAGGCCGGTTGACAGGGAGGACACGTCGGTGTCCTCCAGAGCCCGCAGGCCGGAGCTGGCCAGGTCCCCAAGGATGTCGTTGACCTGGGCGACGATCGTCCGCATCTTCTCGAAGAAGATGACCATGCGCTGCTGGTTGGCCTCGTCGCCGGTCCACTCGCGGAACTTCCGGGCGATGTTCTCCAGGCTGTTGGTCATGTTCCCGGCGGCAGGCATGGCAGCCGAGAAGACGTTGTAGAGCCCGATGCCGAAGTCCACGGCGATGCCCATCAACCGCTTGAAGGACGCCCACATGCGGTTGATCCAGGAGTCCAGCTGGCCGCTGGCCGAGGCGGCGTTGATCGCGCCCAGGGCCCAGCCGCCGAACTGGCCGATCATCTCGCCGATCTCGGCGGTGACCGGGCGCAGGTGGTCCAGCAGGATGATGAAGGCCTGGCCGAGCTGGCTGACCCCTCCCCCGGCGTCCTTGACGAACTGGTTGTTCGTCTCCAGGATCCGGCCGATCCGGTCCATCATCTCGCCCTGGCGGATCGCGTCGGCGAAGCCGATGGCGATGTCGCCGACGACCGTGCCCAGGCCGCGCAGCTGCGGCTCCAGGGCGCTGATCACCGGGCTGAGCAGCCGCATGGAGGCGTTGAGGCCCGACAGCAGCCCGTCCTGGATGGGCGTGGCGATGAGGCCCTTGAAGGTCTCCGCGCGCTTCTGGAAGTCCTCCAGGGCGTCGCTGGGGTACTTCATCGCCAGGCCGACCAGCCCGGCGGAGATCTTGATGGCGGAGAACGCCGCCAGGGCCCCGACAGCGGCACCAGCCGCCGCAGGACCGATCGAGGCGACGGCGGTGACCGCAGTGGCCGCGTAGGCGCCGATGACGGCTCCAGCGCCCGACAGGACGCTGGGCAGGATGGTGATGATCGGGCCGATCGCGGCCATCAGGATGCCGCCGAGGCCGCCGCCCTCACCGCCCCCGCCGAACTGCTTTTCGATCTTCTTCCGGAAGGACCCGAAGGCCTCCCCCAGCTCGTCGCCCGCCTTGCTGATCCTCGGCTTCAGCGAGGTGAAGACGTTGTTGAGCCGCTTGGGCAGGAGGTCGCGCAGCGAGAAGGACAGGTTGTCGGCCATCCGGCGGCCGATCTGCGTCCCGGCGTCGTCGGCGATCTTGCTCATCGAGGAGCCGAGAGTGCGTTCGACCTCCTTGGAGGTCCCCTCGGAGATCTTGGAGCCGATGTCCTTGCCGACCTTGTCCAGGTCGGCGGTGGAGCTGTCAACCGCCTTGGAGACGGAGTCGCCGATGTCCTTCTTCAGCTTGTCGCCGATGATGCGCAGCCGGACGTAGGCGGTGCCCACGATTGCCATCGGCGACTGCTCCCTTCCGTTCGGTGGCGGGGGCTGGTTGACACGCCAGCCCCCGCCGGGGTCCTGCTACCGCCCCAACATGTGGGGCGGGATGTCACTCAGGTCTTCGTCACTGGCCAGCTGCTCGGCGACCTTCTGGACCTTGGCGAGCTGGGCCCGGACCTTGTCCCGGGCGTCGGCCCGCTCCTTCTCCTCGGTGCCGCGCTCCTCCAGCCAGTGCTCTAGGAGGTCGAAGAAGGAGTCGGCTCGGGCCTGGAGAACGTCTGGATGCCCGCAGGCGAGGGCGTAGCCGTGGAAGCGTCGCCAGATGAGGTCGCCTCCGACGTATCGTCGGAGGTCGTCCCAGTAGGGCGTCCACCCGAGTAGACCTCCGACAGCCAGCCCGCGATGTCCACGAGCGTGTCCAGGCCGATCTCCTCGTCGTCCGAGTTGATCATGGCCCAGAACGGGTCGCGGCCCTCGGGCTTCAGCACCGAGTTGAAGAAGTCCTTGACCGCCGGGATGGCGGCCATGCCCGCCTTGGCGCTCTGCGCCGGGTCCACGCCGTCCTCGTCATCCAGCGCACTGAAGACCTCGGCGAAGCGCATCAGGGTCCCGGCCGCGAGCGAGTCGCGGCACTCGAAGTAGCGGAGGCCGGTCTGGCGGCCCTCCAGGTCGAAGCCGGTGGGCTCGGCAGCGATGGCCTGCCGGAAAGCCTTGCGGGGCATCTCATCTCCATCTCATCAACAGCGCGTCACCGCGCGAGTACGTGGGGTCAGTCTGTCAGCTGGCCCGGCGCGCCTCAGCCGCCGCGCTCCCACATGCGCAGGGCGCGCTCCAGGCCGTTCATCAGGAACTTGTAGGGCCGGTTGCCCGGGTGGTTGACCGACTTGAAGTGGACGACCCGGCCGACCTTGGGCCAGAAGAACACCAGGAACGGGGCGTTCTTCGCCTTGATGACGTGCGGGTCGGTGCCCTGGTCCACGAACAGCGTGTAGGGCACCGGCGACCCGGCCAGGAACTCGATCCCCCGGGACCACTTGCCCTTCACGTAGTGCATCCCGGCCGCCATCGCCCCGCTGCGGCGGTTGGCCAGTGCCTTCTGCCGGAAGACCGTCTCCTTGGCCAGGCGGGTCGTGGAGGTCCCCACGGGGCCGTTCCAGCTGATGAAGTGGTTGATCTTCCCGTCGTCCAGCTCGATGGCGACCAGGTGCCCGGCCATCAGAGCGACCCGACCGACATCAGGGTCACGGTCAACTCGGTGGTCTGGAAGCCGCCCGACGGCGCCATCGCGGTGATGCCCACGTCGGAGCCGATCTCGTTCAGCCGGTTGACAAGCTCCAGCAGCACCTCGGAGTCGCGGCTGGCGATCTTGGCCGCCTCCAGCATCTTCTCCGGGCTCGGCGGCGCCTTGGCCTTCTGCACGGCCGGGGTGCACCGGGTGATCAGCACGCTGAAGCCCGCCTGCCAGCGGAACGGCAGGCAGATGGTCGGGCCCTCGGGCACCGGGAACGGCGTCCAGCCGCTGAAGACGGCGGCGACCTGCTCGCAGTCGGCCGGGATCTGGGTCATGTAGACCACCTGGCGGCTGGGCAGCGTCACGCCCTTGGCGACGGCGGCCGACCGGCAGATGTCCAGCAGCACCTCGCCCATCTCGGCGAGGGTGTCCGGCGCCTCGGTGGGCAGCGCGGCGTTGACCGCCTCCTCGGCGGCGAACGGGTCGGCGCGGGTGAACATCAGCGCCGCCGCAGGGCGATGCCGACGCCGGGCGGGGAGTCGGGCGTGTAGACCGCCGACGGGCGCAGCGCGCGCTTGGAGTTGACCTGGGCCAGCCAGCTGTCGATACGGGGCAGCCCGAGACGGCCCTTGTCCAGGAACTCCTGGGGCGTCATCAGCTCGATGCCGATGCCCTCGCGCACGATGCTGGTGGTCCGCTCGGGCAGGCCGCACTCGTCGGGGTCGTTGGCGGCCAGCCAGAGCTGCTTGGCGTACTCGATGGCGGCCGACCGGGCGGCCCGGGTCAGCGTGGAGCCGAACTCGTAGTGCAGCCGGTAGACCGCCTGCTCGGGCCCGCAGTCGATGTCGCGGTAGAAGACCGTGCCGGTGCGCCGGTCCATGAAGTAGACGGTGTTGCCGACCAGCTGCCAGGCGCGGTCGGTCGGCGACTCGGCGCCCGCCGTGTCAACCGTGCCGATCGAGACGACCTTGGTGATCGGGCCGTAGACCGGCGACAGCCGCCGGACGTGCTTGGTGGCGATGAACTCCTCGATCTGGGAGCCCGCCGGGTGGATCAGGTGCGCGGTCGCCAGGGTCAGTACCTCGCTGGCGATGGCGAGGGCGGTAGCCACCTCGCCGTCTGCGTCTTCAGTGCCGCCGCCGGTGACGGCAGAGATCACCTCGGGATCGGCCGTGGCCCAGAGCATCCGATGGTCCTCTCGATCCCGGTGTTGCGGTGTTGCGCAACAAGCAACAAGGCCGTGTCAACCGCTGATCGGGGCGCGGAGGTCCGAAGACCCCCGCGCCCCGACCTGTCAGGAAGCGGTACCCGCGACCCAGGCGGTGCCGTTCCAGTAGGCGCTGGTGCCGTTGCCGAGCACCACGCGCTGACCGGAGGTCCAGGCCGTGGTCGGGCTGGCCGTGACATCGGCCAGGTCCGCCAGGTCGGCCGGGGCGGTGGACCCGACCGGGGTGAACGAGCCGGGCGAACCGGCCGTGGCACCAGTGGCCTCGATGACCGGAGCCGGGGAACGACCCGGCTCCCAGCTGTCGCCGTCCCAGTACGCCTCGCTCTGGTCACCCAGAACGACGTACTGGTTGGCCGTCCACGCCGTCGTCTGGCCCAGGTTGCCCAGGACGCGGAGCGAGGCGAGGTTGGCCGGGCGGGTCGCGTTCGACGGGGTGTAGGTGGCCGGGTCACCCGCGATGATGGAGACGATCTCCACCCCGAGGTTGTCGAACACACCCTTCAGCCCGACCGGCGCGGCCATCGTGCGCGCGTACAGGAAGGGCCGGTCCGTGTAGGCCGGGAACTTCCAGTCGAACGCGCCCGCCGCCGGGGACGGGGTGACTCCGGTGAGGTCCATGACCGGACCCGTCCCGAAGGCCTCGTTGCCGGTGCCGGTGCCCGCGAAGGCGGTGGCCAGGTTGCCGTTCTCGACCACCCGGTCCCCGTCCAGCCGGAACTGGGCGTAGGGGAACAGGTAGTGCCAGAACGGCGCCCGGGACGCCGACTTCCCGTTGACGATGGCGTCGGCCCAGACCTCCACGGCCACGCCGTTGGGGTTGGCCAGCGCACCGGCCATCTCCGAGGCGTAACCGACGGCGACCAGGTCGCCGGGGTCCGTCCCCGCCGGAGCGAAGGCGGAGTTCCCGGCGGCCGTGAGCACGGCGCCGCCGACCAGGAGCTTGGTGAGCACCGGGTCGGGGTCGCAGACGGACAGCTGGAGACCGACGTTCTTCAGCGTGTCGGGCAGCTTGTAGTAGACGCACACCTCACCAGCGGCGTTCTTCACCTCGATCTCGTCGCCCTCGGAGTACTCCGGGGTGAACTGGAACGAGATGAAGCCGCCCGTGAGGTACACGTCGCAGTCGGTCCCGACAGCAGGTGCGCCGTCGGTGCCCAGCTGGGTGACCCGGAGCGCGCGGCCCCGGACCGACCCAGCGTTGTCCTGGACGTAAGTCACGGTTGTCCCTCCCTCAGATCAGTCGTGGGTTCTCGGCTGATCCGGGATCAGGCGATCGTGATGGCGGGCGCGTACCGACCCGTGGTGGCCACCGGCGTGGTGATCCACAGGGCCTCGCCGCCGACACGGGCGACCGACTCGAAGGTCTCCGTGAAGGTCTGGTAGTCGTTGGTCCGCACCAGCGTGCTGTCGCGCACGATGCCGAGGTCCAGCTGACCGCCGTCGAGGAACAGGAAGCTGCCCTCGATCGACAGCGACCACTCGATGGAGTTCGGGAAGGCCGGGAGCGTGCCGCCGTCCGCGACGTTGCCGTAGAAGCCGCCGCCGTTGACCTCCGGGTCGTGGCTGTCCAGCGACCAGGTGACGTTGATGTTCCGGTCGCGGAAGAAGCCCTCCACCTCCGACACGCTCATGCCGAAGTTGTCGGCCATCTGCGCGGTCGAGGGCGGCTGACGCACGAGGTCGGCGTCGATCGCGGCGAGCATCCAGACCGGGAACGTGGCCCGGAGCGGCGTGGTCGGCGCGATGCGGTGACGCGAGCGGTAGTACGCACCCGCGCGGTCCACGGTGTCCAGCAGCGTGCGGAGGAAGGACATGCCCGCCTCCACCGTGCCACCGGCGACCTTCTTGGACTGGGCCTTGATCTGCGCGAGCAGGGCCGACTCCGACAGGCGGGCCTGGGCGACCAGGGCCAGCTTGTTGTTGGCGGTGACCATCTCGGGGAAGACCCGGGACTGCATGACGCCGAAGGTCAGGCAGAGCGTGACCGCCTGGACCAGGCTCTCGGCCTCCGGCGGGCAGTTGACACGGGCGCAGACCTTCCAGGTCGTCGGGTCGGCGGCGTTGACGGCCGCGTCGTCGGCGCAGGTCCAGAAGCCCACGGCCGCACCGATCGCGTCGAGGGTCGGGCCCTCGAAGAACCGGATGCCGCCACGGTCGGCGCCGAAGCCCGCCAGGCTGGCCTTGACCGGCCGGTCGGTGTCGCCGATGCCGAACAGGTCGTAGCGGGTGGTCAGCGGCGCGCAGCAGCCACCGGCCGCCGTGATGGTGTCGAGGCTCGTGGCCTCGGCGATCTTCTCGGCGTTGCCGATCGGGTCGCCGTAGCTGAGCATCCGGCTGTCGGGGATCTCGGAGCGGATCGAGGCGACCAGCACCTGCTCGCCGTCACCGCCGACCTTGTTCAGCTGCTCGATCCGGCGGGACATCGCCAGCGACATCTGGTCGAGGCTGGCGAACTCCTGGCCGGGGGTGAAGCCGGAGATGTTCGCGCCCGCCACGATCGTGGTGGCGAGTGCGGCGGCGCTGGCGACGACCGGCGCGTGGCCAGCCGGGACCTCCGGCTCGGTCACCTGGACAGTGGAAGCGGTCACGGGGGCGGTCTCCTCGGTGGAAGGGGCGGGCTCCTCGGCGGGCTTGTCGCCCTCCGTGGTCTGGGGGTTGTCGGCGGGCTCCCCGGCGGGGGCCTGCTCGGCGGGCTGCTCGGCGGGCTGCTCCGGCTGTGCGGGCTGCTCGGGAGCGGGGGTCTCGGCCGTCTCGGCGGAAGCCATGACGGGGGCGTCACCGGCCGGGGCGACCGGGTCGGCGGCGGGGGCGCTGGAGCGCTGCCCGATCTCGTTGCGGACGGAGTCCAGGGCGTCGGCGAGCTGGCCCAGAGCGGCGTCGTCACCGGCCTGGTCGGCGGCGTCGAACGCCTCGGTGATCCGCTGCTCCAGCGACTGAAGCTCCTCGTCGCTGAGATCGGCCAGCCGGTCCAGGTCTGCCTGGAAGTCGGCAAGGGGGTCCATGAAGGGATGCCTCCGGTAGATGGGGAACCTCATCTCCGGAGATACGGACGGCACGGGAGTGGTCACCGTCCGTCGTCGCTCGGTGGGAAAGGTACATCACGCTGGATCACCAGCAGGACACGCAGAGTGCTCCTACCTCGGTGACAGAATCCGGTGTTGACACAGTTGACAGCGTGTGCCTATACTCCTTGCATGACGGAGCAGAGGTGGTCGGGCATCAAGATCGGCCCGTTCATGTCCGGCCGGATCACCCCGGTCCGGCCGCGCCGCCCGCGCTTCGTCGTTGGGTGGATCGTGGTGGCCCTCGTCGCCAGTGCCAGCCTCCTTGCGGGGCTGGTGCTGGCGGTGGGCCTGGCGATCACCCAGGCGATCTACCTGACCGCCGCCGTAGTTGATACCGACGACACGGAGGAATCCCGATGAGCGACAACACCCAGCCCAGCACCACGCCCAGCGTCCGCAAGCTGCGCCACTCGATCCGCAAGCGCGCCTACGTGGCGATGATGATGACCCGGGGCGTCCCGGGCGCCACGAAGGAGCAGCAGATCCAGGTGTTCGACCAGCAGATCAAGCTGCTGGAGGAGGCCCTGGAGAAGGCCAAGCAGGCGCGCGACATCGTCTTCATGCGCGACTTCGACGCCCACCAGGAGGAGAAGAAGGCGGCGCAGGCGGCCGAGAAGGCGCACGACGACGTGGACCTCCCCGACGAGGTCAAGTCCGAGTTCGACGCCCTCGTGGCCAAGCTGTCCGGCCAGTTCGACGCCGAGCACGGCGGCTTCAAGGACGAGGACGGCGACGGCGAGGACAAGACCCAGCCGCCGTTCTGATCCCGGACGCACGAAGGGCCCCCCACCACCAGGTGAGGGGCCCTTCGCCGTGTCAACCGGCCTTACGGTCGGTCAGCCCGGTCGGCGCGTAGTCGATGATCGTCTGCGCGGCCCGGTTGTTCAGCTCGTCCCGGGCCTTCTGCCGGGCGGCTGCCTCGGCCTCGCGCTTCTTCTTCTCGGCCTCGCGCAGCTTCTTCTTGGCCTCGGCCTCGGCCACCAGCTTCTTCTTGGCCGCCTCGGACGCCACCTTCTTGGCCTCGCCGTCCGCCTTGGCCTTGTCCAGCCGGACCCGTTTGGCGGCCGGGTCCTCCTTGGGGTTGGGGTTGAGCACGACCGGCCCGCCCTTGTAGCCCAGGGTGTGCGGGTCGATCCCCCGGTCGGCCAGCTCCCGGATCAGCACGATGCGCGCGGACTCGTCGCGCTCGTTGCTGCTCTGGAAGGAGAACAGCGCCTCGGCCACCCGGGACAGCTCGTCGGTTGACATCCAGGTGGCGTTGTGGCGCTGGTCGGCCGGGGTCTCGGCAGCCATGAAGGTCTCGTAGCTGCGCCGGGTGACCGGGTCGGCCTTCTTCTTGGAGTTGGTCTGGCCCAGCGGGGTGCCGATCGGGAGCCCGTAGCGCTTGACGCCCTTGTCGGTGGCGACGTGGCGCTTGGCCCCGTCGCCCGACCCCGACCCCTTGCCCTTCTTCTTACCGCCGCCGTGGGCGTAGTCGGCGGCGATCCGGTGAGCCGGACCGCCCGGGAGCGGAGCCGCCGCCGTCAGGCGGCCGGGGAGTTTCCCTGGCCGTCCGCGCTGGCAGCCATGACCGGCTGCCGGTTGTGCACGCGGTCCCGCAGGGCCTGGATCCGGGCATCGCGGTCGGGGTCGGTGCCCTGCTGGTCGGTCTGGACCGTCGCCGCCGCTCGCTGCTCGCGCAGCTCACGGGCCCTCTGGCGGGCGCGTTCGATCTTGTCGTCCACCGGAGTGGCCGGAGCCTCGGCCGGGGTCTCGGGTGCGGCGGGGGTTTCAGCCGTGACGGAAGGCTCGATGACCTCTCCGTCGGCCACCACCGCGTCGTCGCCCTCGACCAGGTCCACGGCGGCGTCCCCGTTGCCGTAGACGAAGGTCTCCAGCGCCGACAGCCGCTCGGCCATCTCCGCGTCGGCCAGCAGCGCGAGCTTGCGCGCGGCCAGCGGGCGGGCACCGGCGGCCACCAGCGCGGTGATCGCGCCGGAGGCGACCCGGGCCCGGGTGGTCGGGAAGCCGGGCACGTTGACCTGGCAGACCGCGACCATCTCCAGGTTGCCGTTGATCGGCCGCCAGTCGCCCGACGGAGCGCTCGCGCGCAGCGTCCGCAGCTGGGGCGGGGTCACCTCGGGACGGAGCGCACCGGCGACCCAGATGCCGTAGCGGTCCTCGCCGCAGTTGACATCGGCCACCGCGCTGGCGGTGTTGTCGTAGTGCGCCACGGCCGCCGCAGCGTCGGCCTGGAGCGGCGCGTGGCCACCGGCCAGGGTCAGCTGCCCGACCGGCACCTTGGCGCCGCTGGCGGTCACCAGCTCGCCGGTCTTGAAGTAGGCGTAGCCCGACCGCGACTTGGGCGCGTGCACCCGGCCGGGCAGCCCGATGTGCGCGATGTCGAACGTGGCGATGTGGCCGAAGATGTGGCCGTCGTCGTCCACGGTCAGCGGCGTGGGGCCTTCGAGCTGGGGGTCGTTGAACCACTCATCGGGTGGAGCGACCGGAAAGCCACCGGCCGTCAGAGTGCGGAGCAGGGTCGCGTTCTCCCCCGCCTCGGCGTAGACGCCGTCCTTCAGCATGGCTTCTCCTCCGCCCGGACCAACCCAGGCTCCGGTTGACACGGAGGCGACCAGCGCCGCCTCCAGCGACAGCGGCTGAGCACGGCGCCCAGACGCGGCGAGCGCAGCGGTGCGCCCACGGTTCGATCGGTCCCCGGCCCACTTGCCGGTGGACCGCTTGTGCAGGTTCTGGCAGTAGCCCTTGGCCCGCACGCCCATGTGCTTGCGCAGCTGGCGATAGCAGCGGGTCCAGTCCCCCGGCGTGCCCCAGCGGATCTTCAGCGCGCCCTTGCCGGTGGTCCAGTAGCGGCGCAGCTTCTCCGCGCGCGGGTCCGGGGAGACCGTCAGCGGGGCGTCGGCGATCAGCGCGCCCTTGGCGGCAGCGGCGATGGCCTCGACGCGGACGATGTTGGAGGGGTCCTCGGAGCCGTCCGGCGTGCAGTGCACGGCGGCGTCGGTGCCCTTGTCCAGGTGCTCGTCGCAGACCGGGATGTAGGCCATGCCCTCGGAGTGCAGAATCCGCTGGGTGGCCGCGTGGTCGCCGTACTCGCACTTCTGGGACTTGGGCAGCCCGGCTGCCGTGGTGGCCTCAGCGGGCGCGGAAGCCTCGGGCGCAGCCTCGGGGGCCGGGACAGCGTCCGACGTGCCCTCGGCCCGGCTGACGGCCTCGTCGGGCCCGCCGATCTGCTCGATGACGGCGTCCAGCTGAGACTGGTCCAGCTCCACCAGCGGCGGGGGCTGCACGCCCTGGAGGTCGCTCAGCAGGTCGGGGGCCTCGCCCCAGATGCCGTTGCGGTAGGCGACCAGCTCCGGACCCGGCCGCAGCCGGATCAGCTCCAGCACGGCGCCGGGGTCCAGGTCGTCCACGATCGCGTACTCGGTCCAGCCGTCCTCGGGACCGGCGGTCGGCTTGGCCTCGACGGCGTTCATCTCCGGCGCGGGCGCGGCGGCGATCATCGTGTCCGGCGGCAGGAAGGCCTTGGGCCAGAAGTACCGGCGGGCCAGGCCGGAGGCACCGGCGGTGATGGCCTCGGCCAGGTCCCCTGCCAGCTCGCGGCTCAGGATCTCGACGTGCTGGTCGTAGCTGGTCTCGTAGGGGGCCCACTCCCCCGACGCGCGCAGCTGCTCGTAGCCGCCGTCGCCCTCGCGGCGCAGCAGGGCGGTGAGGATG